GTCTTGGGCAATTTCTAAGGGAATTGATAGAATTTTAGCTGGAGACCACAGCAAATATGATCTTCGAATGGCAGCACAATCAACAAGTGCAGCATTTGATTGCATTATTGAAATTGCACGTCATTGTGAAGGTTATACAGAAGAAGACATTGAGTTAATGAAGTTAATGGCAACAGAAATTATTTATCCATTGATTAATTATAATGGAGACTTGATTCAGCTGTTTGGTGGAAATCCATCTGGACAAAATCTGACAGTTATTTTGAATTCTGTTGTTAACTCATTGTTATTACGAGCCTGCTTTTTCTCTATTTACCCTGATAAGAATTTTAGAGATTATTGTGCGTTTATTACGTATGGAGATGATGTCATGGGTTCCGTTGCGGCAGAATGTGACAAATTTAATCATTTAACTTTTGCAGAATTTCTTGAAAGACATGATATGAAGTTTACAATGCCAGACAAGGAAGCAAAAGCTACGAAATATATGCACGAAAGTGAGTGTGACTTTTTAAAAAGGTCAAATCGCTATAATCCTGATTTGGGGTGTTCGACTGGAGTTTTATCTGAGGAATCGATTTTTAAAAGATTACATTCAGTTAAAGCGTCGAAGGAATTGTCAGATGAAATGCATTCAGCAACAAATATTGATAGTTCGATTAGAGATTGGTTTTACTATGGTCGAGAACATTATGAGAAGAGAAGAAAGCAGATGCAGGAAATTGCAAAGGAAGCTGGAATTTCTCATCTATGTTTGAATTTGGACAAAACATATGACGATTTTGTTCATATTTGGCATCAAAAATATGATAAAACGGCGCAAAAGATTGAAGATAAGCCAGATGAATCTTTTGAATTGGTGCCACATTTCGCATCCATGAAACGGAAGAGATGTGAATTTGAGGAGGAATCGATTAGTGCAGAACTCATGAGTGTTGATGACATGGAGTGGGAGCTCAACGATGTTAATTCAGTTGACTCTATGAGCGTTTCAGATTTGGATTGGGACGAATTTGCACATTGGAATTACTATAGTCCTTTGGATGATAGTAATCAGGGAGTGTACATTTACACAATGGACTATCAACTTTACGATCGATTGTCACATGAAGCTGAGTTGACATTGTTTGAGAGCTGGTTGAGCTCCGCACCGTAAGAAACATGGTGCATAAGTTGAAGATTTCCGGTGAATGATTGGATACCGTGGAGTGCAACGCATTTGGCCGTTAGCGTGTACGCCATAGGCTTCATTCACTGAGGTGTTAATCCTATTGAGGATTGGTTTTGCCAACCAAAGAACGCCCACCAGCCTACGGTAGGGGTGCCGTATGGACTGTTTAAATAAATATCTCGGAAACTGTTTACAACATTGCAAAACGTACATCGACGTGAGAATAAGAGGGGATTCCACGTCTAACGATGACCGACCCGAGTTTGATTTAGAACCACAAGTGAGGGAAATATCTCCGATTAGTATGCAAGCGTACAATGCTAAACAAGCTATGTTGCGCGAGCTTATAAAGAAGAGAGCACAAAAACTTGTGGACCGAAATCAAAGATTGGCAACAACGTTAGTTC